CCCCAAAAGTTGTTGCGCAGGTTGTTGTTGTGGAAATTGGCGATCTCGACGTCGGCTTCAATCCACGCCAAGCCACCCAGGTACTCAGGTAGCGGGTAGTATTTGACGCCCGCTGAATAGCAACGGTAGTAGTATAGTTGCTTGCCGATCCTGTTCTCCGGATCAAATGCCGGGATGCGCTCAATGTCCTCGACCTTCGGAAATTGACGTATCATTTCCTCGTTGTACCAATCGGCGATCTGAAACATCTTTTCCTTCTTGTCCACCCTCACTTTTTCAAATGCAACGTGTTCCATCCTGGCAATGGTGCCGCCACGCGACCAAGTGATCGCAATGGCCATGCCGTTGTACAGCTCGAAGTCTAGCACCAATTTCTGCGTTAGGTCGTTTAGATCGTCCTGCTCGTTGGCATCTGCGATGAACTTCTCTTGCAGCGCCCTTGTCTCTAACGTTCCCTTCTCATCACCCTGCCAGCCGCCACCAATGATGTAGCTGACCTTGCCGTTCACGATCGCGTTGTGCTTGGATGATCGGCGGTACATGTTCAGCAGGTAGTACGGGTATTCGTTTTCCAAGCCGTAGCCGATGTAGTCGTAGCCTTGCTGCTCGACCATGACTGGCACTTTGTGTGCGAATCCTGGCCAAGCGAAAAAGCGTTGTTGTCCTTTTTTATTGATAGACGGCATAGTCGATAGTGTTGTTTTGTGCTATGTATGTTTCGGTGGCAGGCTCGATGTATGCAAGACCTGTCTCCACGACCCTCGGCGTTCCCATCAAGAAGCGGCGCATCGCCCTTGTGTAGCGGTTTGATGTGTCGTCCTTCGCGTGCGTGCCTTGATTGCCGTTATTCATATTCACTGTGAAAGCCTGATTAGCATCGGCTTGCGTTGATGACCAATAGGTGTGATTTGCAAAGTTGCCCAAGCCATCAGCCGCAAGTTTAGTGTACATCTGCGCTAATTCATCAAGCGAAGGAAGAAACCAATCGGTATAGCCGTTCAGTATCAATTCATCGCAAATCCTCGCGCTTATACCCGATGTAGGGCAAGTTGCCACGATTGTCGCGGTGTTAATTATGCCCTGACCAATCGCTTCGGGTGATGCGCCTTCCGCTATCAATGTTCCCTCGCACCCCCACGGCGCGTCCGTTGCTTGATCTGCCGCCGCGCTGATGTACGCATAGCCTGAATCCTCAAACACAAACAAACCGCCACCAAGTGCGTCACCTGGCGCGTAGCCATTCGCATCTTGCAACACCTCGTATTTGTACTGCCCTTTCTCCAAGGCGCCAAGCGTGAAGGTGAAGCGGTCGTATCTCTCTTCGTAACTGGATGCGTTGCTAATCGCGTCAATGTACACCACCGTGCTGGTGTTCTTGGCGATGTTAGTCAATATCAACTTGTAGATGGTCGCGTTGGTTGCGCGCTCCGTCCACGTCACATTGATCGTGTTGCTTTGGCTAGCTTTCAGGTATAGCATATACGTGTAAATATACCTTTACCCGCGATTTCCCAATTTCCGGTACAACTCGGCACGTCGCTTGGTGGTCTCGATTATATCAAACTGCTTCCTCACATCCTGGCTGAGCTGACTGGCCAACGCCTGACGTGTCTCCGGTTCATTTATCAGCATCCTGATCGCTTTGTACCATCCGCTTTTATTCTTGTTGTACGGAATGACAACAGCGTTCTCCATATGTCGCACTACATCGGTGTAGGGCGCTTTCTCAGAGCAGATCATAGCCTTGCCCATCCATCCTGCTTCAATGATCTTTAACTCGCTCTTAAGGCCGTTAAATAGCGTATCTCGCAATGGTGCCAATGCCACATTCACGAAGTTGTAACCACCGACGTAGCTGTAAATGTCCGCGGCCTGGATCCTGCCGTAGTTGGGATTGCGACCATTAAATCGGAAGATGCGCTCATACTCCGTGTACACCGGGTTGTTGTCATTCCATCCGCCTAGGTATAGTTTGTACCTGCCGTCCAATTCCTTGTCTCCTTCAAGTTTGCCCATGGAATCATACAGCATCTCAATGTCCTCCGTGTGCTGAGCGCCACCAAACCAGCCGAACTTGACCAGTTCTTTTTCCATCTCCAACTCCGGCACTGGCGTGAACTGCTTGTATGGCTCATACGGAATATTGGGCAAGATTGTGACCTGATCATTTAACTTCCGCACGTAAGCGGCCAAATGCTCAGTCGTGCAGGTCACGTGATCGGCCAAGCGGATTGTCTCCCGGATCATGTCGGGTGTCTTGTTCTTCAGGTACATCTGATAGTAGATGTGGCCAGTGCCAAGCTCCCAATAGTCATCCATGTCTAGGATGATCTTTGCGCCATTGCTGGTCAGCGCTTTGTGGACTTTCTGCACCTGCTCAATGGTACCTTGCACCCACGTGCGGTTGAACAGGAATAAGTCAATCGTCTGCAGTTGCTCGTCGCTAATTGTGCCAATATTTTCGACGCTGACGAAGTCAAATTCAGGGTAGTTATCGCTGACCGCCGCGTTGGGCATTTCCAGCCGATAGAACGAACAGCCAGTCGGGTGCGCATTGTAAACGATGCAGATTCTCATTGTGCAGATTTAAGGGTTGACATTGTGCAAAAATAAGAAAGCCAGTGCGACCCTTACGCACTGGCTTTCAACCAAACGAAACTACAACAACTATGATCCGCTAATCTGCGAGGTACTTGTGATACCACTCAGCAATGTTCCACTGACCAGGTACATCGGCTCAACCTCCATGCCGGTCAGCGTTATGTCATATCCTGAACGATCCCCAAACGCCGTGCCAGTTTGCGCGGTTCCTGCGCTCATGTCACAGCCATTGGCCGCACCGAGCAGCCAATAGCGATCGTTCTGATCTCTCACGATTGCCAGCACCCTGTTGCGTGCCAACAACCTCAACTCATTACGTACAGCGACCTGCAGTTTGTTGATGATGAACTGCACGTCCTGTTGGTAGAATACCGTGCCATTTTCCAAACTGACGTTGGCCGTCTCGGTCATTTGGCTGGTTGCCTTAGTCAGGTCGTATTCGTAGAACGCACTGGTGTAGCCGGTGAATCCTGTCACCGTGCCACTGCCATTCGTTGCTACCGTGCCTGTCGCGTTGAGGACCGCAATGCGGACCTCTTTGATGCCACCTGCCGCATCCCTGCAGCCAAGTGCATATCCGGTGGTTAGTCCGCAGCTCATACTTACGCTAATTTCCAGTCAACGATAAACTCAGGATAGGCGAATTGCACACCCGCTTTGAATGCGGCTTGGAATCTCACCTCGTCATTGTCACGGCTGTGCCAAATGCTGAACTGCTCCTCATCGCTCAGCAAGTCGGTGCCGTAGAACATGTTGTTCAGGTAAGTGGTCACAATTCGGCTAGTCGAATTCAGTCCATTCACGGCAACCACTTTGATGTTGGTGCCTGGGAAGAATTGCTCGCCTGTCTGCATACCCTCGGCAGTGTAGTGGAAGTTACCAGTTCCTGATCCTACGTTGATAAAGGCGTTCATCATCAAGCGGAAGGTGTCCCAGCCGCAGAATGCAACCAAGTCCTCACGGTTCAAAATCTCAACCGGTACGCGGGTGTAGATCTGCTGGAAGATGCCGATTACGTTCGAAGCGGTGATCGCGCCTGAAACTGCCGAAGTGTTGCCACTCACAACCGTTGCAGATGCCGCATTCAACAACGTGTTGAAGCCATCAAACTTGTTGGTTTGGATGTTGGTGTTCGACGTTGCAGTGCTACCCTGCCAAATTGCAGTTTCAAGGGCAGCGGCGATCTTGGCGGCCTTCTGCTCGCTGTATGCTTGTTCGAATGGAACGCCAGTGTAGTTGCTACCTGCCGTCAACTGCGTTTGCATCCAGTAGCTCTCAAGTGATCGTGGGCAAATCGCCTCTTGCACCTTGACAGCACCCACGGTGATCGTGCGAGCGCTGAAGCTGGTAGTGCCGGAAGGATTCCATCCGCACGACGTTCCTGCGATGAACGGTGCGTCGGTGTCCATCAAGTTCAGATTGGCAGCACTCTTGATGCCGACCTGCTTTTGGATCATGGAAGCGGTCTTCGCGCTGAAGACTGCTTTGGTTATCAACGGCAGACGCTGCTGGTCCGTGTACGTCGATAAACTGGATAAAAATGAATAGGCCATGTTTTTGGTTTAGATTGTTTTTTTAAGTTCTTGAATTGTCTTGACTAATGCGCTGAAGTTCTCCTCTTTGCGGACCTTGTGGCTGGCAATGACGCCCGGAAGCGTTGGCGCCGCTGGTGCCGTTGGCTGCTCGCTCACCTTATCCACGATGTCCACCATCGTCTCCATGTGCGATGCCATTGCCTCCATCTTCTTACGCTGTGATCCTAGCTCGGTCATTGCTGCCTTCAACTCATCCATGATGGCTTGCAAGTGCTTGGCAACGATCTCCGTAACCACTTCAGGCGTCATCGTTGGATAGGCCTCGGCGATCTCACTTACTACTTCAGTGGCAACTTCCGGAGTGATCTCGGCTTCCACTTCAACTGCTGCAGGTGCTTCTGCAGTCAGCGGCGTCACCTCGGTGATCTGCCCGCCTACGGTCACCACACTACCCACATCCGGGATGGTGTGGGTGCCGTCAGGTGCTGGGATGACTTCATCCTCAGCAATTACGTATACTGGCGTGCCAACTACCAACTCGCCATCCACGCGCACAACGGTGCCGTCCTCCAGGGTATAGTCAGCAAAGGCTTGTGGTGCTTGTCCACTGAACTTCCGCAGTTCAGATCGCAGCACGTCTATTGCGTTCTTCAAATTCATAATTTGGGTCTTTGATTGGAAATATACCTAGGGTTCAAATGTTGCAAAAAAGCAGTCAAATCTTTTGCTAGTGCCGTCATCTCCGCCTCCAACGTCCTGCGTGCTGGCATCATCCCGAACACGCCCTCCACGCTGAATCCTGTGAACTGGTCGCGTTCTTCCCACACTTTGTCGTTCTCGACTTTGAACGAACCAAACCAACTGCCATCCTTCGC